CCCCTGCCCTAGCCCCTGCCCTAGCCCCTGCCCTAGCCCCTGCCAGTAGCCCCCCTGCCCTAGCCCCTGCCCTAGCCCCTGCCCTAGCCCCTGCTAGCCCCCCAAACAACCCCCAGCAAGCTAGGGGGGTGGCTTGGCCCTTAGCTGGCGACCGTGGCGGGGCTATTTTGGCCGGTAGTGAACTGGCGTGGGGCTTGCCGTGCCTGCCTTTGGCTGGGCTGGGGGCTGGTGGGGGCTGGCCTAACCGTGGCCCCGGTGCAGGGGCATTCCGCCCCGGTGTGGCGCTGCTAGTGGCGGAGCGCCCACATGCCGCGCTGAGCGGATCACGCTTGCACCGCTTGCCGTACGTGACATTCCGTGAAAACAGTTGTGCGTATTGGCTGGCTCAACAATTGGAGGATGCTGGTATAGAAGAGAACGAACTGTATTGGATCAATGGATACGACGCGCACGGCGTTGCGACAGACGCATCATTCATCTACGATCTACAGCCGCGCGTCGTCGTAACGTTGGGCAAGCTGGCGGAACGCTGGTGCGCAGACAACAGCATACGTAGTGTCGCCGCCGCCAACCCGCAGTCATGGATGAAGTTTCATAAGGGAACAGCTTTTCCGTTGACTGCATTGAAGTAATCACCACCTACTTGTGGGATGAAAGGAAGCTACGGATGAAAGTCTCATACAGAGATAGTGTACGCACCAGCCGCTATCCAAAATCAGAAGGTACCCTACGCCCGTATCGCTTGTGGAATGCTCAGCGCAAGCAAGCTCTGCGCTGGCGCTACTACAGCGACGCGAAGCGAGCCCACATGGGCGCGTTGATAGAAGCCCGCTGGGCCAAGGTCGGCATTACGATCGAGGTCTACGATGCTCGGGGCTCGACCAAGCTGCTCGGGCAGTACACCCGTCGCGTCAATGCAGTCACCTTCTTGGGAGAGTAAGCATGGCCACCAGAAAGAACGCTAAGTGGAAGCCCGGACAACTGGAGAAGTTCCGCGCCTCAATGGCGAAGAGAAGGAAGGCGGCCAATAATGGGGTGCAGTCGATCCCGCTGGAGGCGATACCAGATCGCACTCCTGTACGCGCGTCTTCACCCCAGCTCCAATCACGAACGGATCGCTTGCGGCTGGCAGCGGCGGTCACTCAACTCCTGCTGTCAATCCTTAACGATCGCACTTAGGAGATCAGCCATGAAACGCGAATGGACATTCAACGTCGACAAGGCGAAGTCATGGGGACCGGGCGCTTGGGCCGACGAGCCGGACAAGGTGCTGTGGACCGACGAGGTGACTGGGCTGTTCTGCATGGTCAGGCGCAACATGCAACTCGGGCAATGGTGCGGCTATGTCGCCGTTCCTGAGGGGCACCAGGACTTTGGCAAGGGTTACGAAGATGCGCCGTACGATTGCCACGGCGGACTGACTTACGCCGACCGGTGCTTTGGCGATCCGGAGGGTAGTGGTATCTGCCATCCGAAGAATGATGGCGAGCCGGAGGTATGGTGGTTCGGCTTCGACTGCGGGCACTCCTACGACCTTTCGCCGGGGCTCCAACTACCGGGTTTGTCGATACTGCCTGGAGAGCGGTACCGCGACCTCGCCTATGTGCAACGTGAAGTGACCGAGCTCGCGGCGCAGATAAAGGAGCGGGCATGACACGCGAGATCAAGAACGCCCGCATCCAAAGCACGATGCTCGGCTACGAAGACCACGGCATCCTAACGTGCTTCCTCTATCTCGAGTATGGCGGTAGCGGGCAAGGCTTCGGCGGGTACGCGCTGGATGCCTATGTCAAAGAAGCAAAGGAGCGCATCGCTGGTGCTTATGGGCTGCGCTTCATCACTTCGGTCTTGAAGGTAGTCGGTGTCACGCAGTGGGAGGACCTACCGGGTAAGCACATTCGCGCCGACAGCGATCACACGAAGGTGTACCGCATCGGCAACCTGCTGCGCGATGAGTGGTTCGATCCCGCTACATTGAAGGAGACCCCGTGACCACCATTGACAAACAGTTAGACAAAGCCGAAGCGTTCCAAGCGGAGTTCAAGGTGCTCGTGCGGAAGTACGTGCCCGCAACGACTAAGGAAGAAGACATCGATCTGCTGATGCTGTTGCAAGAACGAACCTCGGTGTTCAACCCCTACGTCTGGAGCGATGACTAATGATAACGATATGGAAGTTACCGCTATCTATTTCGAAACGGAACATCGTCATGGTCCCGCGTAACTCGCAACCGCTGACCGTGCAGATACAGAATGGCGTTCCGTGCCTGTGGGTCACGTGCGACGACGCCAACGCCCCCGAGCCGCGTACCATAACCTGCGTCGGCACCGGGCACCCCATGCCGCTGACAGGGGTGCACGCGTACATTGGCACAACGCAGTCCGGGCGTTTCGTGTGGCATTGGTTCTTAGAGGAGCGCGCCTGATGACTACCATCATTGAATTACGCGAACTGGAAGAACGCCTCGCGATGGCTGAACTGGCGCTGCGAGATGGTGAGGCGTTCCTTCTGGAAGTCAAGACCCAAGCGCTGGCCCGCGCCGAGCGCGCAGAGGCCGAGCGCGACAAACTCCGTGCGCTGCTGTTGTCCATAGTCAATGCAATCGGGCTACCGGCGCGAGGACGTGCGATTGCCGCAGCGGCGGATGCCATGAAGGACGCGCCATGACACGGTACGACTTCTATTTGCTCTTGGGCAACATCTGGTGCGTCGGCATCATGTCTGCGCACGGCACGGTAGGACGAATATCGGCTACCGTCGTGGCCATCGCGTGGTTCACGCTTTCGTTCTTGGCTGCCAAGGATCGCGCATGACCGACGACCTGATCGCGCGGCTGCGCGCGGACGAGAGCGATAGCTGGCAACTGTGCCGCGAGGCTGCCGATGCAATTGACTTTCTGGAAGTTGAGCGTGCCGCAGAAGTTGCCGCGCTGGAGTCTGTACTCGCGGATGCGCTGCGGTTCCGCGCCATCGAGGAGTTCGACATTTTGCAGTGGTTGCCGAAGGAGTGGAACGGTTGCAGCTTCGCGCGTTGGGACGGCATGTGGCAGTCCGACGAGCGCGACTTGCGCAAGGCAATCGACACGATTGTTGCGGAGCAGGCCGCCCGCGCGGCGCAGGGGGAGGGGTGATGGAAACGTGGAACAGAATCTGCATCGAGGATCACGTCGTCGAGGCTGAGAACGGCGACCGCTGCGAAGTGAAGCGTGGCAGCGAGTACCTGACTACGCGGGAGCGCGACGGAACTGTCGGCGTGTTCACCGGCGGTTGGTGGAACGTGCGTATGCCGGCGGCCATCTTCGCGGGCGAGCGGCGGTTCACGGAGGGGTGATGCTCAAGGTCAATGGTGGTGAGTACCTTGCCCTCACAGCTCGGCTCGCGGAAGCAGAGGCGCTGCTGCAGGAGGTGTTGGATGCTGGCATCGAAGAACTCTGGATGACAACGCCAGACGGTGATACCTACGACGCGAACGCTGCGCTACGCGAGCGCATCAACGCCGCACTGAAACACCCATGAATAACCGAGTCGTTGGCGAAATAAAAAACGCGCGCATAATTGTGGGGTACGCTTTCGACCACGGTCTGTGTCCGCACAATTGCGAGCACCTGCTCATCACACCCGGCGCGGAACCCCTAACCTACTGCGAGCTTCTTTTCAGAAGCAAAACACCTGCACTGAATGACTGCCCCGCAAGCGACGAAGCTCATAGCCTTATCAAAGAGCGAACCTATGACAACAGATGATCACCTGATAGAGCGTCTGGATCACATATACGCTCTTCTTCAGTTGGTAGCGCAGCAGTACAAGAATCTAGAAGCTGAGCGCGACAACATGCGTGCGCTGTTAGACGCTAAAGGTTCTTTGGCGAAAGAGTTTTTGCGGCTTTCTGCGGAGAACGACAAGCTGCGGAAGATGATGCGATCAATCGTAATGACCGCATCCGAAGCTGCCTACGCTGAGCGATGAAAGAATGCGCGGACATGAATCCCCCGCGCATGTTAGGGGGCTAGATTCGGCCCCGTGTTGTCACTGGAAGGAGCTTCACATGATGAGCAAGCTGATGATAGTCGCACTGCCAATGATCCCCTTCGTTATCAACGAGTGGGTGAATTGGATCCTCCGTTGGTGGTCCTGATGCGCTCGCCTGCGTGGGTGTTGCAATTGCAGCGCACGGCGCGCGCATGGGGATACCGCGACTTCTCGTGGGTGGAAACACCCGATGAGTACGCCGAAGCAGTGGCGGACCACATCGCGCGCGTAGAAGTGCGCGCAGCCTGCGGAACGTAGCGACAAGGCAGGGGGGCTTCGGCCCCCTTGTCAACTAAAAAGGAGCAAGAATGCTTGCCGACCTGCCGTGCCCGTTCTGCGGTAGCCGCCGACATGAACAGCGGATGGCGGCTGACACGTAAGCCATCGGCGGCGAAGTGCCGATCCGCGCCTGCGAGTGCGGCGAGCAGTGGGAGGACGCCGCCACGTTCCGCGCACGGTCGGATGCTTTAGCCGAGCGCATCCGCCGCGAGATGCAGGAACAAGACAATCCGTTTGATGTATCAAAAGGTCGAGATCGTCAGTAGCGCGTTGCACGTTTCGGCGTGGCACGAGGGAGTCCCGTCGAATTGCGTATTGCGCAGGTTGAAGTAGTATGTCCCTCCCGGCTTAAGCGTACCGAGAGACCACGAGATGTCGCCAGTCTGCCCGCCACCCCACGCCATCGGGTACTTGACCCCACTCGGATCGGTCGGGAACGAGGCAGGCGTCCAGCCCCGGAAGTCGCACGGATACGGCGACATGGTTCCAAGCCTGAAAGTTGGAGCGCCGTCGTACTCCACCCACGACCACCGCCCCGCCTTCGTAACAGCGGGCACGATCAAGCGACCGACGACAACCGTGTCCGGGCGCATCACCGCTAGCACGTTGCCGCCCCACGGCAGATCTACATGGGCTACGTCGCCATACTGCCCGCACAGGTTAGCAGGGGGCACCACAGGGGGCGCAGCCTGCCAGCTTACTGTGACGCTCCCTGACCCGCCTGCGCTGCCTGTAGCGGTGTAGGTGCATATGCGGGCAACCGGTTCGACTACGTTGGCGCTTGCCCCACCAGTCGGCGTTGTGCAGTCGCGCGACGCCTGCCACGTGACTGATGCGGCTGGCGGTGTGCAGGCGGCCGTCAACGTGAGCATGGTGCCAGCCGCAGGATTCGCCGGGCTCGCCTGCGCCGTGCACGTCTGCCCCTGCTGCGCACAGTTGATCTGGTAATTAGGACCGCCCGTCATCGTGAGCGTAGCGCAGCCCGGCAGGTCGATCGTCACGGTCGCCGCGTTCACGTTGGTCGCAGCCAAGACGAACGCAGCGATAACGAAACGGCGCATTGCTATTCCCCCATCATCGCTTTGATAATCGTCAGCGGTCCGGTGTAGGCAGCGGGGTCGTGCTTGTTCCGCCACGCTTCGCCCCACGAGCGGAAGGCGTTGATCTCCGCGGTCGTGCCACCGATCGCTCCAGCCCAGCGCAGATCCTGTCCGGTCTTGTCCTTGTACGGACCCATCATGTTAGCGAAGTAAGCGGCGTCTGCTTCTTCTAGCCCCGCCAGCGACACGTTGCCGTTGTGGTTCTGCGACTGATAGGCGGCATCGCCTTCGGTCAGGTTCTTCTCGCGCAACTGCGTCGCTTCGTTGTCCGGCATGTTGTGCATGCCGACCATGCGGTCGATGACCGCGCGTTGGTCATCCGGCATCGCGCCTTGCCTGTACTGTGCCGCCGCCTCAACATCGGCCTTCGTCGCGACGGGACCGGATACGCGCACCAGCAGTTCAGCTATCATTGCGCGCAATTCTTTGTATTGCTTGTCAGACATCATGACCTCTCCTTTTACTTCACGAGGAAGGCGAAGCCAGAAATGGCCCAACCTATTGATGTAACGACGAGCGCGATGCCTACTTCGCGCGGATGAGCGGCAACTTTCGCCGCAAGCTTGTCGAGAAACTTCTTCATTGTTGATGTCCTGAATACGTAACCGTTGGATACCACGGGAATGTCGGTTGTGGGTACTGAGGCGCAAGCGGCGCAAGCGGCTGCGGCACGTATACCGGACGCGACTCCAATATCGCGATGCGCGCTTCCAACTGCGCGATGAGCTCTTCCAGTTGAGTGATGCGTTCCATGGCTGTCATTTCTTTCACTCCTCGCACGCCCGGATGAGAGACTCGAGCCGATCCGCGTGGGCGATCAGTCGCAGTCGGTCGACCAGCAAGGCGCGAGCACGCTGGAACGGATTGGCATCGGTCGCCCATGCCGCGTCCGCCATGAGCTCCGGCCGCACCGGCACGTCGGCGGCACGTACGCAGGGCACCGGCACCGGCACGTCGACCGCCGCGCCCGTCCACGGCACCGAGCCACAGCCAGCGATCAGAGCGGCTGCTGCAATAGACGGCAAGCGCTTGCGCATGCGTCCTCCGGGATCGCGGGTTGAGCGGCGAGCAGCGACTGCACCTTCGACGCCAGCACGGCCACACCCTCCTCGGCTTTCTTGCGTGCCGCCTCGGAGTCGGCGAGGCGCTTCTTGGACGCAGCCTTGAGTGCGGCGACGGCGGCATTCTGCGTCGCGACCTTCTCCTGCGCGTCGTGCAGCTTCGACTCTAACTCGGCCGCCTGTTCAATCCAGCCTTGCACTTCTGCTGTGCCGATCTTCATGCCCGCGACGAAGCCACCGCCTGCGGCGGCTACTGCAATGACTCCGGCGATGATGAGTTGGATCACCTGATCGCGCCCTTGACTTCAACCGGTTCCTCGAGCGCAACGTGGAGCGGCTTCTCCGGAGTGCCTCGCTCCTCCTCTTGCTGCGGCGGCGGCGCTGGTTCGCGGATCGCCGCGACCTTGGTCGTCGTCGTGGTCGTGCTGCTCGTGCCCGGCCGATCCTTATCGCCCATGCGGAACGCACCGACCGCGCCGACGGCAACACCGAAGCCGGTGCACACACTGCCGACACCGATGCCTAGATCCTGCACCAAGAAGCGGTGCTCAGGATCTAAGAACATCGCGACCATCGTGAAGATGCACATGAACGGGATCGCAGTAATGACGACCGCCATGATCCAGAACAGCGCAAGGTAGCCGGGGTCCACCGTTTGATCGGTCGGGTGGATCGCTGCGCGGAATACGCTTGTGGTCATGTCACCCTCAGTTCAGCCTTCGCGGCCTTCCAGCGCCGCACGCGATCGGCCTGCCCGTTGAGCCCGCCATTGATGCGTCGCGTGATCGTTTCGAAGTCGCCGACATCGGCCAGAGCGTTGAGGCTGCGTGTGTGCCAGTACCATCCCGCGACCCATGCGGCGAGGTCAGGACGCTCGAGCAATTGCGGCGCCGTCAGTAGCCGCTCATCATTGAAGCGTGCGAACGATGCCTGCCGATAGTTCGACCGCCCGGTCAGTTGAATCAGCCCGCGCCCAGCAAAGCGTTCCCCGTCGCCGGGCTCCGTGTTGCCGAGATCAAGGCGCCCTTCATAGGCTGCGCCGCTGGCGATCTCTCGCACGTAGCGAAAGCCGCCCGACTCATGCGCCACCTGCGCGAGGAACGCCGCTAGGCGCTGCGGCGTAGAGATGCCGAACTGTCCGCACGTCGCGTTGAGCGGACCGAGGAAGCGCTCCAGCGTTTCATCCTCTGCGCTGCTTACGGCTCGCATCAGTTCGATGTCGACCCAGCCCTCGGTCGCGCCCGCCCCGCCGAAGCCGGGCGGCTCCGGCTTCTTGGCGAACAGCGACTTGAACCAGTCGATCATCCGCGCAGCCGGTAGCCGGTCAGGCCGAACAGTTGCAGCACGAGGATCAACAGGATGACGACAAAGACGACCGACAGGATTGTCTTGCCCGGCGCAGGCATCGGCACGAAGGTCGTGACCAGATACCAGACTAGACCTAGCACGGCGACGGCGATGACGAATTCAAGCAGTCCCATGACTATCTCCTTATCAGGGCAGGTTGCCCTAGTTCGCGTTGCACCCGTGCGAGGTCGCGCCGGTAACGCTCGAGGAGCGCCTTGTCCACCGCATCGCATTGCCGGGGATAGGCGCGACACTTTACTTCGATCTTCAGGATCTCGGCGTCAAGCATCTGCGCCTTCTCGGTCAGGATGCGGCGCTCGATACCGCTCTGATACTGATTAAACTGTGCTGCCGTGACAAACTCGGCATACAGCCAGATGTAGGCAGTGATTAGAACTGCGCACATGCCCAGCGCCGCACTCAGCGGAACCTTTTGATTGTTCAACCATGCGCGTAGATCAGCTATCATCGACCGCCGCTCCCGACTCCGACTTGATTCTCCAACACGCGCACGCGGGACGACAGGTCTATCAGCGTGTCGCGGTAGCCTGATACTATAACGCTTGCTAGAGCTAAGATCGCACCCACTAGAATCGTTGCCGCGTACCATGCGCCGCGCACGTTGGCGACCGCTTTCTCGTGCTTCATGGCGGAGATGTTGAACATCTTTACTTCCTCGACGATGTGCTCGTCGAATGCTGCGGTGTGTTTGATGAAATCATCCTTATGATGTTCGAATGCCACGGCTATACGCTGCGTCGCTTGCGTGTTCGCGTCCAGTGCTGTGTCGAAACTGACTAATAGCAGCAGCGTCGCCTGCTGCACCGGATCAGCAGTCTTGGCAATGAGCGATTCTATACGTTCATGAACGCTGCTACGCCTAGGTGGTGGCATGTCGTCGTATCTCATCGTTTACGACCAACCGTAGCAAAGCTCCATAGTACATCGCGTTGCCACTCATTATGTACGACATCAAAGCCAGCCAGAATAAGCAACCGTGCAACTTCGGACGGCGTCGGCTGCCAGTGGTGAAACGTTCGCGATTCTACGCACGTTTGCGGATCCCACGAGATGTGCTCTGGGAACGGCATGTACAGGAAATGAATACCGCCCGGCTTCAGCACACGATGCGCTTCGCATATCGCACCTTCAGGGTCGTCGACGTGCTCGATACAATGACTGCTGAACACGTAGTCAAGTGAACCATCACTGAATGGCAGAGCGAGCGCGTGCCCGGTGCCGGGTATTGACGAATCAACAGCGACAGCACCGGGCAGCATGATGCCAGCATCGGCGCCAAAGAAAGCTGGCCCCACGTCGCAACCCTGCCCCTTGCACCAGTGCGCTGCGAAGCGCCAGATGTAGCGCAGGCCCGTACCCATGCGAAGCAACTCCGGCGGCTCGCCAACGACATCGTCGTACGTGCGCAACCGTAGCCGATAGTCATGGTCTATGAAGAAGTGCTTCACGCCTGTTCCCTACGGCGCAGCGCAAACGACAGGATGTCCTCGCGTCCTAGCTGCGTTTCTTCATCGCTTACTTTGACAACCTCAAAACCGTGCGCCGACATGAAGGCATCGAAACCGTGTTCAGTCCAATACCAAAAGTGTTCTTCGGGCCGATAATGCTTACTGCCTAGAATGTGATTAAGATCACGAAAGACAGGTATTGACACGAAGACCCACGAGCGCACGCTTGACAAAAGCGGCGCAGGATTCTCGATGTGTTCCAAAACGTCCCAGCAACTGATGGCGTCTATACCACGATCCGCAAACTCACTGCTGTAAGGATCTCGATATAGCGCCCGCTCCCTCAACCACTCTACACCGGCAGGATTCACATCGTAGCCATAGGTTAATGCTCGCGACTCTATGAATTGACCACAACCGACACCTATGTCGACAAGCACCTTGTCGCCCCAATACCTATTCACGAACGCTCTACGGAAGGCGTTGAGTTGCGCGCCCATCGGCGTGCGTGCATAGCCCGCGTACTTGGAGAAGTAGGCACTGTCATAGGGGAACGTACTCGGTTGCACCGGGTAATATCCGATCCCAGGGTTCTGTATCCACGTCAGCTCGCGCTGCGCTATGTCTAACATCCAAGCATTCGCGCCGAAACTGCGCCCACTGTCCTGCGATATTGGTGATGGTCTTGTTGCACGCGTGTCGCATGCTTTCACAGAGGCAATAACGGTTTGGCCGCGCGAAGCGTACATAGCGAAGATCCATGCTCGAGTGCGTTACTTTGTCAGGCGCGTTGTGCCCGCCCTGACCCCCCAAAATGCAGAACAGAGGAACCCCCGTGCTGGCGCATGCGGGCACGATCCACCCAACACCGCCGACTACGACATCAGCCGACTGAATGAGCCCCAGCAGTTGACGCACATCAAGTTCCCCAGCATGGAACCGCTCATGCGCGGGGGGAGCTTCCCCAATCAACCATTCAACGTTCGGCACGATATCAGCAACGCTGATAACGTGGTGAGTCGCCATCAGACTGGCAGACACGTGCGCTACGTATGCAGGCAGCGGGCCTCTTGCAGAATTCCACCATTCCCTGCGCTCTGTCACAGGACGAATAACTGCGATCGGTTTGTCGCGCACCATCCGAGGGAACGCTGGCAAGTCCCAACCCGAAGGGGGTACAAGAAAACTACGTTCCATCGCATCAACGATAGAACCATCACGCAGACACGGTACGCCGTAGCTCGGACTGATTCGTCGGCACTGCGCAGGCTCCACAACCCAACGCATAGCATCTTGGCGCCGAACGTTCTTGGCCTGCGTACGCAGTGCAGTATCATCCTTCAAGAAGTGAACGGACTGGTAATCCTCAAACAGCTCGGGCCAAGGGGTGCGTATGAAAACGTCATCGCCGTTAGCGATAAGTGTCTTGATGAATGCGCGCACGTAGATGTTGTCCCCCAGTCCGCGCATAGACAGTACACAGACGGTCACGGCTCGACCATGTCCGCGTACGGCGCCAGGATGTTGATGCTCGTGTTCGCGTTCGCCTGCACCTTCAGGCTATCGCCTTCGTCCATGTGGAGCGGCCCGCCGAGCAAGACGTTAATCTTCGTCTTCAGCGAAACACGTTCTTCCAGCGTCAACGGATAATCGACGCCGCCCTTGCGAAACCACACGCTGACCCAGCCGAGCGTCGTGCCGATGTTGCTAGCATAGATTGCGTCAATCTTGCGGGCATGGTCCGCGGCGACCGTTGAATCTGTGACAGTGGTCACCGCATTGGTCGCCTCGTAGGCCAACGTATCAATAAGTACGATCAGCCCTTCAATGTTGATGTTCGGTGATGCCATCACGCCTCCTGAAATTGCAGGGACTTCGTCAACAGGTTCCAGCGGGTCACGGACCGGCCGATCGCATCAAGCGCGGAGAAGGTACCGTACATGACGTGATCGCGTTCCCTGCGCGTCGCTTCTCCGTCGTACAACGTCAACGCTAGGTCGCGACCCAGCCCGCACTGCCGGACGATGTCGAGCCACGCGGCACGCTCGTCTTCGTTGACCGACTCCAGCAAGAGTCGCAGCGTCCGCGCCTGTGCGCCGATGTTGCTGTAGAGCGAACCACCGCGCGAGCGATCGGTTTCTGTCAGGTCGATGACACCGAGATCGAAACTCACCGGCTGCCGGGCCGGAGCAAAGGACCGCCCGAGCATGAACGTGCAGACCTCCCAATACGCTGCGCCGAAGGTGGCAACGTTGCCGCTAAACGTGACCTTGTACGACAGACAGGCGACCGGATCGAAGCGCAGATAGAACGGCGAGTCGATTATGTGCGGATCGAAAGCGCCGATCAGATACGGATCGGCCCCGAAATCAGCACCATCGACCCCGATCGCCCGGATCACGTCCACCGGCGTCGAGTCCCACACCTGACTCGTCCAGCCCGCGTCGGAGTAGAGCTGCAAGCGAACCTGCCCGCCGTGACAGCGGTGGCGGAAGAAGGCGAAGTAGTCGGGCTCGCGCGGGTCGCCGTCGTCGAACGTCCCGGCGATGTACTGATTATCCGATGCGTCGGCCGCCGTGGTCGTATCCGACCGCCACACGCGCGAGCGCTTGCGGTTCTGAGTATTGACGATCGAGCAACCGTCGGCAGCGGCGAACTCAGTCGAGAGCGTCGCCTCGTGGTGGAAGTTGCGCGGGATGATGCGAAATGAGGCGGCCATTTAGACGTGCATCCCTATATATCCAACGTCGATTTCGTAAATCTCGATGTCCACGCTCATATTGAAGACGAGATTGATATCTGTGCTGCTAAATGCGTGGAGGCGCAGACATACCCTTTGATCCTGCTGCCCGGAAAGAACGTAGACGTCTTGGAGTACTGCGCCAATGTACCGCTGTACCAATTTGACCCCAACTCCTGCAAAACCAAAAAATTTCAACACCATTCGCAGCTCGATAAAATTCATGTCCATCGCAGCGGTGGGCTCAAGCGTGAATTCTGATCCTGGCCCAGACCACATGCCGCCGCCCCACGTCAGTGTCGGGCTTGTCCAGTAGGTATCACTCAGCCTACTTTGATAACCAGTGGGCATTAATTACTCCGGCTCAAACTGCAACGACGTGCTCATGTCGTTGAAAAATTTCACCGTGGTCGATGGTGTAGTAACGACACTATCATCGCCCGTTATGACTGGCAGCGTATTTACAAACGTTGTGTTCGGATCAGATGCTGGCGTGCCGTAGCCAGTAGGCTCACCAATTTGCGCCACTATCGGGAAGACAAACCGCACGGTCTGGCCATCAGTTATTGATGCATCCTCGACCTTGAAACTAAGCGAGTGACGACTTCCGCTTACGGTAAGAGTGATGCTTCCTGCGTTGTGCACTGCGCATGACGGAGAGCCACCCACGAACGAGATGTCTAGCTCACTGTCTTGCACATCGTCTGGGTCGACGGCGGTCGTTGGTAGCCCGATTGTGATGCTTGTACCGATACCGTCAGCATCGATGTCCGTGATCGTGCTGCCGGATTGATTCACAACAGTTATCAACAGGTGCCCATAGGTCACTCCAACCGTACCCGTCGATCCCAACTGTCCGGCGCCCGTCACAAACGTCGCGGCGAAGTAAGTTAGGTTCGCACCATTGTAAGTGTCGTAGGCGAACCATCCCTGAAGGTCTACAGACGAAAGAATAAACTCTGGAATAGTGCCCGGCACTGCGACAACGATCCCGGTCACTTCATAGGGATTGGCGGTGTAGTCAATGGCCGCACCAGAGCCCGGCGCAGGAAGAGCCTGTTGCGAATTATCTAGAAAGTAAATCTCCGGCATAACATCTTCCGAAACATAGGAGATGTTGGCCGGATAATGCAGAGCGCCTGTTGAGAAGTTGTTAGTAGTAAATGGGATGTAAACATTAGCTACGAAATTGGCCGCCTCGTCACCGTAAACAGTGATCGACTGCTCCACAACCTCTTCATACCAAAGAGGCGAATTAGTATCGGCGTCGTAAAACTCCGGGATCAAAGAAACGGCTCCGCCGTAAAACACACCACCATAGTAGTCAAAGAAATATTCTTGAAGGGTAGGACCGACGGGCGGTGGAGGAAGAATGACAACTACCGGCGGACCGATTTCAACGCTAGGCGTCCCCGGTCGCCACGCTAGCGGCGTCTGGATGATGTACTGCTCGCCCGACTCCCATCCGATCGGAGGAGCCGATACGCCACGCTTGCGCACAAGACGCAGCATCGTCCGCGCCTTCGACAGGCCGATACCGATGGCGATGACCTGGAACAGTACACCCGCGTCGTAGCCGAACCGAGGAACCGTCACGCGCACGACGTCGCCGAGCTCGAGCGCGTAGAACATCGCAGGCGCGTCGGGGTTAGCACCGAGCGGCACCGTGACCGTGACAATCTCCAGCCACGGCAGGAACATCGCCCGCCGCGTCTCCATCCACTGCGTCAGGTCGACGATCGACGAATCATCCTCCCACGACAGCAGCGTCTCGATCGGCGGCGAGGTCGACAGCGTCTTGTGATACAGCTCCGGCGCGAGCGCGTAGGTTGTGCCGCCCACGAGCGTCTGTAGCGCGTACTGCCCCTTACGCGTGAACCGCGCCTGCTCGTCCGGCTGCAAGAGTTCGGACAGCGTATTCTGCACCGTCCAATTCTTGTGCGCGTACGCCTGATACTGATAGTACTCCGGCGTCAGGTGTTGAACATCGAACGCCGTCTGCGGGATGATGTCGTCCTCGACGATGTCAACGGGCTCGAGCCCGGCACTGGTGCCGAGCCCTTCTATGTCGTACGGGCGAAGTCGACCGAAGGTGAATTGCCCATCGCGTCGGATCGCAGTGAAGCAGTTGCCGCTCTCCGTTAGCTCGTCGAGTACGTCTATGACGTTGCGCGCGTCTTGGATCGACATCCCGATCCGGTAGTCGTCGTTGTCATCCTCGACGAACGTGGCGTGCGGACCGTAGTAAAGCCCCGCCGCTGCGAATCCTCCGCGCGCTCCGACAAGCCGCGACATCGCGTCGCTCAACTTGTCTTGATCGACTCCCGTCACCGAGTACACGTCGCAAGTTATCAACCCAGCCGGCGCTGCGTTTAACTCAAGCGTTCCATCACCGTTGTCAACAAACGTGACCGGGACGCCATCGTCGCGGACCTCGACGGCTTCGGCATAGATGGAATCCGAGTGCACGTAGGTCAGATTGATCGAATCAAGAACGAGCGGCGTCAGGTTGTGAATGAAGCCGACGTTCAGCGGGCGCGCATTGTTGGCATACGGCCCTGAGCCTCCCACTTGTTGTGTCCCGCCCACGCTCTGATTCAACAGCGAGGTAGAATCCTTTAGGTCGATCGTAAGTCGCGTAAACGGCGCACGCGATACGCGCATCCCACGTACGGTGAAGATCAGACGGAAGTCGGCGCGCTCCCACGAAGCGTCGCCAAAATAGAACCGCGCCTCGCTGCCGTCGATAGCAAGGTCGAGCAGGAAGTCGAGCTCGCCGTCGGTGTTGATGATCTCGACCGCGCCGATGGACGACGAGTAGGTGCTGAGCCGATTACCCCCAAGGCTACGTTCGAACTCGGGCACCGCCGAGATGCTGTCAACGTACGGCTGCGAACCGACTGGGGCGTAAGGCTTGTCGGACAGGTACAGCGTTCCCAGCGCAGGCTCGCCCGCTGTGTCCTCGTACATATAATCCTGCTCATACAGGATTACACGATCGGCGTGTTCCTGAGACAGCCACGCGATGAATTGCGCGTCTGTTATCACTTGCGAACCTCACGCCTGTTGTCTAGGGTGCGCCGTGTCGCCGTCAGCTCTTCAACGACTAACTCGGAGTCAGCGGTATTCGCGTCGGCTAGCGCGCCGATGGTAGTGGCCATCGTTTCGCGCATGACCTCGGCGAGCCACCTGATGTCATCAGTCGATGCGATGGGTCTGCCGTTCGCTGGCATCGCGGCCGCAAGAACACCACCGGGGCTCAGGTCTGGAGCAGTGGGAATCACAGGCGGCCCGTCGGGAGGATATGGTAGACCGGTCGGCGACGTTCCCGCAAGCCCAGCAAGCATCGTCGTAATCATGTCGAAGATTTCTGTGTACTGATCCGACGACTTGAACAGATCGCGCGCGATGCGCAGGTATTGCTCGGCGAATTTCGTGATGTTGGAAAGCGCGTCCTTATCACCGCCCTTCGCCTTGTCGAATATGGCGAGGAACTGCTTCTCCGCTTCCTTCAGCCGGTCCATCGGCTTCAGCGGCGACAGCTCGCCGACGGTCAGTCCCTTGAGCCAGTCCGCGATGCCTTGGCGCAGACGCTCCAGTTCGCTGATCGTTCCAGTGACACCAGTCCCGACGCCATTGACGATCTCGACCCACTTGGCGGTCATGATCTTTTCTAGCGCGGCCAGCGCCTCGGCGTTCCCAGCGTACAACGCCTGCTGCTCTGCGTACCAATTGCCCAGATCAACAAGAGCACCCGCTCGTTCCGCGTCGTACTGCGCTGTGAGAATAGTAAAGCGCGCTAGCTGCTCCGCCGCAGATCCGTTCGCATACCGCAGCTTGTCTATGAGCTCCAGGAGTGCTTGGTACTCTGCGCTGCCGGGCGTCACGTTGCCAAGACCTGCGGTCACGCGTTCTATTTCCACAGCGATCAAGCGCATCTTCTGCGATAGCTTTTCGCCCATATCGCCGCCCATCTGGCCGACGAGGTTGGTAATGCCGTCCATAATCCGCGCAAACTCGGAACGCACTTGCTTACCAACGCTGCCGAGGTCGACTACATTCACTTTATTAAGCTCATTCACCAAGTCTTTCACGGCCCCGTTTACATCGACGAATGCGGGCGCCAGCTTTACCAGTGCGGTATACAGCGCACGACCTGCGTCCGTGGTGCGGTCAATGCCGTCGAGCATCTTCAAAAATGCAGCATGCGACTCTGGCACCGCAAGCCCTATGTCGGCGAACGCTTCCGCCAGATCGGCAGTGGCGCGCGCAGCGCGATCGGCCTGCGTGCGGAAATTCTCGTCGATGAAGTCAAGCCCGCCTGCCAATTCAGCGTCCAGCGCCTCCATCGCTTCCTGCGCGGACTGCGCCGTACCATTGATAACAACAAATGCCTGCGACAACCCGAGCACGGAAGTATAGAGTTCGCGTCCCGCTTCCGTAGTCAAGTCGAAGCTAGTCAGCAACCGCATGAATTCTTCATGCGTCTGCGGGAGCCCAGTCAACCCGGCATTCGCTAAATCCTCGATTGTTAGACCAATCGCTTCAAACGCCGCGTTGAAGCTTTCAGTTGCAAGATTGAACCGCTCCGCATCGGTAAGGAAATTCTGCGAAAGGAACGCGAACGACTGCGCAACGTTCTGCGCACCACCGAGCGCGTCGACAAACGCAATGATTGATGCCGGATCCAGCGCCTCAAGCTGCGGCCCGACGCCCTCCAGCACACCCCCGAAACTCTGCAACGCGGCAGCGAACGCCAGAACCTTGTCCGCCGTTTCCTGCGTCGCATCCAGCGCACCGAGAATGTTCTCCCTTACCGCTTCGGGGAGCTCACGCGTGACATCGTAAATACCGAGCAGCGTGTTGCTGAAGTTCGCGACCTCTTCGGCCGTACCGGAGAATCCCTCCATGACAGCACCGAGGGCGGGCGCCAATTCGTTGAACGCTATCTCGACAACTTGCTGCAACGCTTCGCCGCCGAACTTCTTGAGGAAGTCCTCAGTGGTAAACGTACCTTCGAATGCCTCGAAAGTCGTTTCCTGCAGGATCTTCGCGAGCCGGTCCTGCCCCTCTTCGTCCATCCGGTACGCGAATGCGTCCAACGCACCGGAGAGCATGTCGGTCAGCGCCTGCGCGACCTCGCCGGAAAAGTACATCGTGTCGACGTCGAGGAACCCAACATCGCCGAGCTTCGACTGACTGACTTGATCATCCTCGAAACCGCCTGCGCCCGGCGCGCGAATACCAATGCGGCCCTTCGTCTCTGATGGGTCGTCCTTACCGAAGATCGAGTAAAGCGCAATGCCAGCGGCAGCAATCCACCCGACCACGGGGACGGCCGCTAGCACAGCCGACGCAGCGCCCGCCATGAGCCCGCCAGCGCCTCCCAGCGCCGACAACGTTGCGGCAGTACCCGCCATTCCGAAGCCCGCTGTCTGAGCCGCTAATGCTGCCGCCTGTGCAGCCCCCGCACCGCCGAAGGAAGAGAACAGTCCAGCCGCTGCCGACGACCCCAAGCCTCCAAGCGCACCACCTAGAATATCACCGAGCCCACCACCACCGCCAGCGAGCTGAGACAAGAGTCCTCCGCCTCCGCCTCCGCCCGTAAGCTGGGACGCGATACCCGCCAGCCCACCACCACCCTGACTAGAAAGAACCCCCGTCAGACTGACGACGATCTCCTGCGCCGCTATCTTCGCCAGCGCCGACAGTGCCCACGACTTGAAGTCCTCCCACAACCGCTTGAATGCAGATGAGCCATTCTGGGCGAAGTCTTCGATGAACTCCGCACCACGGTTAGTGATGCCTTCGAAAAGATTAGCCCAACCCGCCTGTTGCTGCTCCAGAAAGACTTGCTGCGATTCCATGCTGGCTTTAAGCGCGAGGTTCGCTTCCAACCGCTTCTTCGCCGCCTCTCCAGCCTGAATGATAGCGACGCCCTGCTGTGCAAAATAATCATCGCCAAGCGCATTCAGTTGCCGCTGAACTTCAAGATCGATCTGACGGAGCGCTATCAACCGCTCCTGCTCGACAGCGGTCTTACCGATCAGCGTGATCTGGAACGTTATTTCTTCGTTCTCTGCCTGTAGCCCTTCGACAAATGAATCCATCGCAAGGCGTATTTTCTCACTCGCCTGGAACTGCGCCTCATTATTGCGGCGTATAGTTTCGCCAAGGCGTTCCTGCGCTTCTACCTGCGCCTTATAGGCTTCCACAAGACGCCACACTCCAGCCGCATTTTCCGCCTGCCGTTTAATCGTTTCTTGCTGACTGCTATTGAACGTCGCCCACTCTGGCGATCCCATGAGGTCGGCCAGTCTCTTCATGGATGGCGCAACTTGTTCACTTACCGACCGACCTAGATTTTCTGCCTGTGCTTCCACATCGCGCAGCGTCTTCTGCATAGACGTCAACGCCTGCGCGTACTTGTCTGCACCACCAGCCCCGGCAGCAAACCGCACAGCAGCCGTGGCGGTCGCTTTCGATGTCGCTTCCATCAGCGGTGGCAGTTCCCGCGTCACCTTAGCGAGTTCCTTGTTCTCCGCTGTCAACATCGCCGCCGCCTTCGCGGCTGATGGATCAATCATTCCAGCGAACTGCTGCGGCTTACCTCCTAGCGCGACCTTAGTAACATCAAGCGCCGACGAATTCTTCCACCACGTTTGGAAATTCTCGACCGCTTGCTTCAAAAACGCAAGCTCACCAACGGTCTCGCGATTCGTCTCCTTGATAGATTCCAGGAACCCCTCGAGCGGTCCTTTGCCAGACGGCTCGAGATTAGCGATAGCTTCACCGAGCGATTCGAACGAACGAATAACCTCCATGATTTGCGGGATCAATGGAAGTATTGCATCCCTCGTCAACTTGTTGATGCGTTCTTGCAACAGCCCAATTTGGATTTGAAGATCTTCCGCACGCTGGGCTTGCTCGGCTGTCGTTACGCTGATTTCACCTGACAGCCTCACGTAATCATTCATGAACGGGATTAGCGACGCACCTGACTTACCGAGCAACTGCATCATGGTCGCAGACTTACCAGCCCCGTCGCTGAAGTTCTGCTGATTGCGGGCTAGCTCATCCATCACCTCTCCGGAATTGCGGAGGTTTCCGGATGCGTCCTTAATGTTAATGCCGAACGCCGCGAACGCTCGCGCCGCCTTGCTACCATCATCCTGCGCTTCTACGAGCGCTTTGGATAATTTCGACATGGAGCTCTCGATCGCCCCAAGGTCCTGACCGGTGACGCGCGCAACACCAGCAAACTTGGACAGCGACTCAACACTAGCACCAGTCTTTTCAGCTAAGTCGTCAAGGCTTGCCGCCGCGCGAATAACGCCAGTCACCATTTCAGTGATGGCGCTGATACTGAATGCCCCAGCTAGTCCACCGATGAATCCGCCAGCGAAGTTACGCCCAACATCGTTGAGCATCGTCAGTTGACGAGCTGCGTTGTTGACGGAACTCGATAGACGCGACATCCCCTCAACGGCTTGCGCAATGTTCGCGCTTACGTTGATAGAGAGATCGGCAACGGACGTAGCCATCGACTATTCCTTCACTCGTGCACCTGACTTGCGGAACAGCCAAGCCATTAACGCCGGATCCATCTTAGCACCACTACCACCATCCGCAGCATTCCGCGCCGCTGCTGCGGCTTCATCTGCCTTGGCAAACAGCATGAAGTCTTTGATCTCAAACGCCTGAGGGTGTTTATTCACATCGCGGTTGCTATTCGCAAGGATCGCGGCAATCTGCGCCGACCGTGCATCAGCCCGCCACTCACCCCACGGTTCCGTTTCGTAGTAAGAGCCCCATCCGACCAACTCGCGGTAGGTGATCGAGTCGAGCAGTTCGTCGACCGTACGCCCAAGTGCCAAGGCAAGACGGAAGAGGAACCGCTCGCCCGGCTCTAGGACTTTTTTTCGGTCAACTCCTTAAGACCAATCTTCTGCTGCACAAGTTCAGACACCTTGTGCATTGCCGACAGCCGCATATCGAGCAGGTCGTCGACCTCGGCTTCGCTGATCGCAGAACCATCCTGGTGGACGACGTAGCGCGAGAACAGTTCCTTGGCGTTGTCGACCGCAGAGGCGTCCTTCCGCTGCTTCGCCGCAGCTTGCAAAATCTCGCGGCCCGACGGCTCGCGAACGTAGAACGTGAATTTCTCATCCCCCTCTTCAATTTCGCAGGGGTGCACTTTGGGCTTGAACATTTGAAACTCCTCGGACGAATGGGCGAGCTATCCCGTCCGCCCGAGGAACCGCTCCGGGCTTACAGGACTCCTACGTACACCACACCACCGCTCGTTTGCAGCGTGATGTTCAACGACACCTTGGCGTCGACCGCGTCGGCCAGTGACCAACGAGTCACGATGCCATCGAAGTCAAACGTATGGAACGTGGTACGCGTCGAATCCGTTGGAATCTGGATTCGGAACGGTTGCGGATCTGCCGACGCATTGAACAGATCGAACATCTCCATCTGCACGGTCTCGGCTGTGAAGTTACACGCCAGCGTGATCGTGCCGTTGTCAGCAAGTCCCGGCAAGTACTCCTTCCGAGTTGAGCCGAGATGCGAAACGTCGATGAGGTTCAGCGTGCCATCCGGCCCGCCGATCGACGTGACTTCTTCGATCTCGGCGTACACGAGTGGCGACGGGTCGGGTGATGCAGAAATGTCTGCCCACAGAATCTTACTTCCCTGACTATTGATGGCCATGTCGGCTCCTCAGAAATGACTGGGGAAGCGGCGACCATCTGCGGGGCATTACTGCGCGGCAGATAAGCGTGCCCAGATTCGGTACTGCGGTGCGACGAACGTGCAGCCTTATGCGGCGGGGCGTTCGTCGCTATCAGTTTTCTTGCGGTCCTCCAGATAACGTTTCCACGCGTTCAGAACCATCTGCAACGCGCGGATAATGACCTCGTGCAACAGCGCCTCGTGCGGTCTCATGTTTCGTAATGCACCGAGAACTCGAGCGAAGCTCGATACAACTCAGGATCTGGCTCGTACGTCGGCGCACCAGAAATATCAACGCGACCAACGGTAAAATCTTCTGCGGCGAGCATCTGCGTTTTCGCTATCGCCATCGTTTGTGCCGCGCCCAGCCGCGTCCGCGCCCACGCATCGACCTGAACTAGTCGCCGCGCAGTACCGGCATCGCCGTTCAGATGAATATCGTCTTCACCGGCCACGATGATGTAAGTCACCAGCGGATAAGTAGGATACTGCGGCATGAGATCAGGATATGCGCGCAGCGGGGCCGGGCTGCCCGCAGTCAGAGCGGTAAAAACCTTTTCTTCGATTGTCATTGCTTCTTCGCCGCGTCTTCAACGCCCTTGGCCATCCGCATCCTGAACGCTTCAATAGCCTTGTCCACGTTAGAGCCAAACGCAGGTCGCATGAATGGCTGAGCCCGCATCTTCGACGTTCCGTACTCAATAAACCTTCCGTAGAACGCTGGCCCTTCTACTTCGAAGCGTTTACCTACACGACGATTACGACGATTCGCTGACGTGTTGCCGTACTTTTGCTTCACTGCCTTGATCCTAACGCCGTACTTTACAACGAACCGACCTTCGGTCGATCTGCGCTTGTTGACAATGATATTAGCCTTCAGCAATCCCGTACGAACAGGTGCCGCCATCCGTACCGCATCACGAAACACCACCGCTGCCGCCCGCGTTGCGTTACGTTGCTCGTTCGCGGCGACTTTAGGGCCAAACTCCTGAAGACGCTTCTGCAGTTCAGAAAAACCTACGAGCTTGATTTCCATCAGAACGCCTCGGCTAATGTCATCATCGGAAACGACTTCAGTGCACTGTTCGGCGTACAGTTGATTATCTCAGCACCACGCTCACGGGCGGCATCGCCCAGCGCAGGGAACCGCGCTATCCAATCGCGACGCAACCCGCCAACATTGTCGCCATGCCAGTGCCCACCATTCATGTCGAATCCAGTCAGCAGCACGCGCGCAGCCCCGGTGTGGATGGCGCAATGCACCGCTTGATATCCACTGTTGTTACCCGTCCTTACACACGTAGGATCCGGATCGAAGCCATCTATCCCGGTATTCTTCAACCGCTTGACCTCAGGCGAATTCGCCTCAATGGTCATCTTTATTCCTGGAAACCGTATCGCGTCAGGGTGTGACTTCCACCAGCGCCAGTCAGCCGCGTAAAGCATCCACGCCCACGGGGCAAGGCGGAACGTAGTATTCACAACGATCGCCGGATGTCCAGAGTCGCGAACACTAGCGGCAACCTCACGGCTCATGCTAGGACCGCTTGCCATGACGACGACAGTGCCTCCAGGAAAGGCACGGGGGACAGCAGATGTCATTCCGGCGGCCCTTCCTCGCAAAGCAATTCAACATCGCGGTTACGTTCTTTTACGTTACTGTGCCCAAGAATCTGAAATACACGTTCACCGAATAGCACACGCCACGATGCATTGAGTAGATCTAGTGCCGGTGTATAGCGCACAACGATTCGATGCGTAGCCGTCGCCAATCGCTGCGCCTCTACAAATCGTTCGCGTGCCGAAAGTTGCTCGATAGATGCCAGCAACGTGATGACCGTCTCGAACCCAGAAATCACTTGCCCGGCGCTATCCTGTACTTCCGCGGCCGGTTCCTGAATGTCGATGCGATGCTTTAGTTCGCCGGCTCGCATACATCCTCAAAGGGGTAGCACCGCAGAGCGCTGTTAGGAGTGCGGTTGATGATTGTCACGCCAGCCGGTATCGGATACGCTGCGAACTGCGCCTTGAAGACGTCGAAGCGGCGCGGCAGCGTATTCGCAAGACCGACGTGCGGCCCGAAGTAATGTGCTCCGTTATCCGCCGACATGTCGAAACCGTACAACTCCACACGCTTCGCAAAGAAAATCCTGATTGCCACATGGACGCCAAGCAACCCTGAATTCGTTGCGCTCTTAACTAGACTCGACAATAGCCGCTCAACACCTCGCGACGGCGGGCACACGCTGAACCGTCTACCGACAAATTGTAGCGCATCAGGATTCGCTTTCCACCATGCCGCATCTGTCGCCACCAGTGCATCCGCGTCGGGCGCCAGCCGGAACGCATCATTCACCACAATGCGCCGCATGTGGCGCACGCTGTCAGCGACAGCTTGGCTCATAGACGGCCCCGTCGCTAATACGGCAAACGTAATCATAGACAAGGCGGATCACGAAACCGAGCAAGCAAGCTGGCAACCGCAGGCGATAGCGGATCGCCGTTCATGCCCTCGCGGTCGGCATCGAGCCTCGCGATAACCACAAGCGTCGCCCGCCGCACAGGTCCAGGAATGATCGAGATACCAGTCGGTATTTCATCACCATTCGAATCAAGTAGCGGATCCCCGTTCGAGTCGAGCGCGACTGCTGGTAGTGGGTCGCCATTAGAATCGGTCAACGGTAGCCCACCGGAATCTGTCCAGCCATCGTACTTGAGCGAATCGTAACCGATGTAGTCCATGACGATCTGCGAAGCATCGACAATCAGCCGTTCGATATACGCATCATCTGCGTCGTGCAATATCGACAATTGATCTTTCGCGTCCTGCACAGACACGAGGCGAAATAGAACTGCGGCGGTCATTGGCGTTCACTCAGTTCGTCGGGGCTCGCTGTCCGGCCGCCATCGGACGAATGCAGCCACGCCAGGATTATTGCAAGAATCATTTCATCTTCCTCGATTATCCGCTGTGTTCTAGATGTTGGAAAGATGCGCCCGAATCCTCTTGGCGGAACGTCGTCACCAGGAAGCCGTCCAACAGCATCACCGCGAGCGACCGCAATACCAAGAACAGCGGATGTAGAAACCCAAGGCGCGACCGACGAGCCAACACCAACAGACGCACCATCTGCTGATGCAAGACTCTGCCGTTGTCCTACAACAATGGCCCCGCTGTGCGATACACCAGTAGCCTCGGCAATAAGGGTGGAAGAATACTGTGCAGCCCCCTCAGCGCGGGCAACGGCAACACCAGCAGCCCCGGCAAGGCTAATTTGCTCCGCTACAGCCCCGCTAAGACCCGTGGCAAGGCCCACCCGGCTAAGTAGTGCCCACCTAGCCCCTACCGCGTCTGAGCGCCCCTGTGCCCCACCTACGGCCGCCGCAAGGCTTACCTGCGCCCCGGCTGCCCCTGCTACCCCTACCGCAACCCCTGCGCGGGCAATTAGGCTTGCCTGAGCCCCGGCTGCGTCACCGCGCCCAGCCGCAACAGCAGTGCGATCAGTGAGCGCATTGGATGCGCCAAGAACATCGGCGCGTCCAACCGACGTAGCCTGCGCATCAGCCATGCTGCGCTGTTGCGCGATCGCTTCGCCGCGTGCCTGTGCAACCGATCCTGCAGCGGCAAGACTCTGCTGCGACGCGACTGCTTCACCGACACCGCGCGCTACACCTGTCGCCTCGGCAACAATCGACGCGCTGTAGACTGCGACAGCTTCGCCTCGCGCCTGCGCAACAGCCGCACTGACCGCCGTGCTCTGCTGTGCCGCCAACGCATCAGCACGAGCTTGCGACGTTGCCGACGCTGCTGCACTACTCTGCTGTATCGCCAGCGCATCGCCACGAGCTTGCGATACCGCTGTTGCATCGCTATCGCTTTGCTGAACAGCGATGGCCCGAGCTGCACCATAAGCGACGCCCGCTACATCAGTGCTAGAAGAGTAAGCCGCTGCCGCTTCGCCGCGCCCAGCCGCAACGGCCGTCGCAGCCGCAAGACTCTCGCGAACCGCAACACCTTCACCGCGTCCCGCTGCGATAGCGGCTTGTGCCGCGTTGCTCTGTTGTGTCGCCAGCGCCTCACCGCGCGCCTGCGATGCTGCCGCTGCGTCGGCAGTGCTTTGCTGTACGGCAACGGCCCGAGCTACGCCAAACGCGACGCCCGTAGACTCTGCGACGACGCTCGCAGCGTAGACCGCCGTCGCTTCACCGCGCCCAGCCGCTACAGCCGACGACGCTGCAAGACTGGCGCTCGCTGCGACACCTTCACTACGCCCCGCTGCGGTGGCTGCTGATTCTGCAAGGCTCGCACTTTCTGCGACAGCTTCACCACGTCCGGCTGCGATCGCAACTTGCGCCGCCGCACTCTGCCGAACTGCGGTAGCCTCTCCGCGCGCCGACGCAACACCTGCCTGATCAGCAAGCGACTGACGAACTGCGGTAACCTCGCCACGTCCGGCTGCGGTGGCTGCTGACGCTGCAAAGCTCGTGCTTGCCGCAACAACTTCGCCGCGTCCCGCCGCTACCGCAGCCTGTGCCGCTGCGCTCTGCTGAGTTGCGGCTACTTCGCCCCGCGCTGACGCAACACCCGCCTGATTGGCAAGCGACTGCTGCGTGGCAACCGATTCACCACGTCCGACGGCAACTGCGGCGACACTTATCGCGCTCTGGCTTGCAGCAACAGCCTCGCCACGAGCAGCCGACACCGCAGCGCTCGCTGCCAGCGGCGCACCAACGGCTTGAGCTATGCCTCGCGCAACTGCGACGGCGGTCTGCGCTGCCGTGCTTTGTTGCGTCGCGACTGCTTCGCCACGACCTAGCGATCGACCGGCCGCGGAAACGAACGTCTCGCCCGTCGCCTCCGGGATTTCAAACTCGACCCACGAGACTTCGATGCGGTAAGGTTGCTTGACCGCGACGGCAATACCGACGCCCCAAGCGACACCGATCTGCGCCGCTAGACTTTCACGTGCCGCGCTGGCTTCACCGCGCGCAACGGAAACGCCTGTCTGATCCGACGCGGACTGACTCGCCGCTACCGCAACGCCCGCAGCAACCGCGACGCCCGCCTGCGCGGCAGTACTCGCACTAGCAGCAGCGCCCTCACCGCGACCATGAGCGACACCGGCAGCGGTGACAAACGTCTCGGCGCTAGCCGGAACCTGGAGTTCTATCCACGAGACTTCGGCTAGATACGCTTCAGCCCCGCCGCCGAATAGCAGGAGCAGCGACATGGTCTAGATCCCTACGCCGAGCAGAATCCCCGTATTCGGTGGCAGGTAGTCGATACGCGCATATCCCGCAGCACCATTGCTGCCGTTACGGTTCGCAGTCGTGCGCCACGAACCTCCGCCGCCACCGCCATAGGTCACACCATTATTGCCGACACCCGTATTCGTCCTCCCCGCACCGCCCGTTCCAGTGTTCGGATTGATCGCCGCGCCAGTGCCGCCCGTGACTGCACTATCAGATCCCTGCGTGCCAACGCCCGAGTCTCCCCCGCACCCGCCGCCCGGTCCGGTGTTACTCGTGCCGTTGACGTGTCCGCCCCGCCCGCCCGCGTTGCGCGTCGTCGCCGAACCTGCGCCGCCCGTGCCACCCGCTGCGCCGCCTGCACCCGCTGCCGCGTTGAGCGCGCCGCCCGTGCCACCATTCGCGCCGAGCGTGGTCGAGTTGAACGTCGTGGGATTGCCGTTGACGACCGTCGCCGCGCCTGTCGCGGTCTGGCCAACTGCTACCGTGTAGGAAGTCCCCGGCGCAACCGACAGGCTGTTGTGCTCTGCGTACTCGCCTCCGCCTCCGCCTCCGCCCTTGTTCCCGCTCGTCGTTTGCGCTGGCCCGCCGGTGCCGCCTCCGCCCCATAGCCTCACACGACAGCGCGTTGTCTTGGCGACGAATGCTGTACTCGCTGCGGTGTAATTGATGACCGGCACGGCATCAGCTTTCAATCGTGTAGTAAGTCACAACGAGTTGCAGACCGTTGCCCGTCGCGTTGCCGACCGTCGTGATGCGCAGATCCTCACCATCTGCGCCAATGCCGATGATGCCAGAGCCGTCGCCGCGACCGAAGCCGCCGCCTGCCGGTACACCGCCATGTGAACCGATCACGCCCGTCGTCGTCGGCGTGTTCGCCGTGCCGAAGCCGAGCAGCACCGAGGGGAATACCGTGCTCGCGTTGTCGAGCGTGATCTGGAAGCTCGTCACGACGATCTTCAACCCGCCACCGATCGTGATTACTGCGGCATCCGTGACTGCTGTGGTGATCGTCGTGTGCTTGACCGTAACGATGTTCGGGTGCCCGCCCATGACGAACGGAATGCCCGCACGATTCGCGTAGATGTCAGTGCGGTCCGCCGCCGCTACCGCCGTCGGGTTCGTGCCGTGCGCGATGGCCTTGGCGCCGATCTTGAACGACTTCGACGTGCTGTCCGGCGAGTCGTGCGCAATGTCACCGGACACAGTCAGCGAACCGTCGCTTACGTAAACAAGAAGCGCATCCGCCGGGCCTATCTGCAACGGAACAACATTGTCGGCACCGTTAATGCCCGCGACCACAACCGGATTTCCTGAGTACGGATCGCCCTCGGCGACTGTGCCCGCGACGGTCACATCATTGTTCGTGCCGAGGTTGACGAGCAGCCCACTAGCATCGGCGGGGATGTGCGTGCGGTCGCCGTTCGCGGAGTAGGCGAGCTTGACGACCTGCGCATGACCACTAGTGCAATCATCCGTTGCAATGCTCGTCCCGGCGCCTGCGGTGATTGCTACGTCGTCGGCCATTGTTTCGTCCTAGAGCGAGTAGACCGCCACGCGCACGGCGCTGCGGTCGGTGATGTTCGCCACGTCAGCAGAATCAACCGCCCACTCATACGTCCCGGCAGTGAAGCGTTGCACGGGATCGGCGGAGATCAGCGTTTCAGGCGCAAGCGTAATCGTCGACAAGTCCAGCGTGATGTCATTGCAGATGATGATGCGGCCGAGGCGTGTCGGGTGCGCGTCGCCGTTGAGCGGCACACGGAGCGCGGTGAATTGGTCGGTATCGTCGGCGCTGCCGAAGTTGTCGGAATCGGTGAAACTTGGTGGCGTGTCACCGGCCCAACAGCGCGCGCGGAATCGCTGCGAGCTTGTACCATTCTGCGTGTCGTAGATTATTTCTACTTTGTACTTCCCGCTTGGCTCTGCGCCAAGGTCGATTTGCTTATTGTTGCTGCCTTGCCAGTCAAGGTTTACCCACACCTCCCCGCCGCCGGTCAAAAAGATATTGATCCGCCCGTTCGCTGGCGAGGCTGCGTAGAAGCCCACGCCATCGCCCGCGCTGTCCATTCCCTCAAGCTCGACGAGCACGCGACCCTGCGTCACTGCCATCGTGGCCGAACTCAACACGCTAGACACGACCGAGTTGAAGTTCGGGAACGTCGCAACATACTGCCCATCCCACGTTCCCTCCGCCCCTACCGTCGCGCTGTTAGTGAAGGTGAACGTGTGCGCGTCAGGAACGTTCGGCGTATCCGACGTGAACGTGCCGGATGCCAGTACGCCGTGCTCCCAATCGACGTAGAGCAGCACCGACGCGGGCAAGCCCGTCTGGTACATCCGCGCCTCAACGCCCGCGCCTCCGGTTAGTTGCTTGACGTCATAGCGGACGACGAAGCCTTCGTCAGTGCCGGGATCGTCGTAGGTCGGCACGTCGTAGGAGTCGAGCAGACCCGCGCTGGCTGCGTACACGTACTCCGCGTCACTGGCAACCGCTTCGTTGACTGCTTCAAAGTTGCTGCTGATCGTTATGCCATCGACCGTGGGACCGTCCGCGCGCGTCGGCGAACCGACCAGCGTTAGATCGTAGGTTCCCACAATGTCAGGCTCGGGCGATACCGAACCGGCGATGCGGCAATATTGGATGAGGTTCGTGCTCTGTATTGTGCGCGGATCAGCGCCTACGGCCAGCGCTTCGACCTGCGCTTGCGACAGCACGGCGCCGTCCCATACGGCGAAGTGCGCTACCATCCCGTTGAGCGAAATAAAGTCATTGGCGTTGAAGCGCAGCGCCCCGATGGTAAGCAGATCGAGTCCTGTCGGACGCGTATAGGGCGCCTCGGTGCTGTTCGCCCAGTCGCCATCCAGCACGACGCGATGCCGATACGTGCCCGCGTCGTTGCGGCAGACATGCGCAACGTGGAACCACGTATCGACAGGCGCGGTGTTCGACGTGATGGACGAATCAAAATCTGGCGTCTGTGTTGCCCGGATCGCGTCGGTCGTATGCCGACGAATCTCCCAATACTGATCTGCATCTGCGTCGCCTAATGACCACAGACACATCGCCCCGCCGGACGCCGATCCACTATTGAACCACCCGGCAACGGTGAACGTTTCCGGACTTGCGCTCGACAGCGGGTACGTGCCTCGTAGCTCCTGTGTCGTCCCGTTGAGATCGCGGCTGCCGCTGATCGTCGGTCCGCTCGCGCCTTGCGTCGGCGGTCCCACCAGCGTCATGTCGTACCCGCCCGCAACATCTGGCTCCGGGGAATCGTTGCCACCGAAGGGCCAGTAGTGCCGTGGCGATCCGACGCTGTAAGGGTTTGCGCCTGCTGCGAGATCCTCGATGTCTGCTTGCACGAGAGCCGCGTCCCACAGAGTGGGTCGCGCAATCATTCCCTCTGTGAAGTTGTAGTTGTCGTTATAGAAGTCCAGCACGCCAACGGATACGCGCGTCAGGCTCGCTGGGGTCAGCGTGTTGGTGTTGTGGTAGCTGTTCGCCCAATCGCCGTTTAGAACCGCGCGCCTACTGGTCGCACTTGTCGCAATGTAAGCATAGTGCTGCCACGCTCCCGTCGTCACCGCGTTGGTGGTGATGTGGTTCTCAGAGCCGACGCCGCCCTGAGTAATGAATACGCGCGCATAGCCTGTCGTGTGCACCACTTGACAATCGTGGTAGTCGTTCGAACTTTCCGACACGACCGACATCAGCGAAAAGACGTCCTCGCCCACTGTGGGCAGCGCCGGGATGCGGAACCAGAACGCAATCGTGAACGGGTACGTGATCGCCGGTAGAGAACTGACGGTCGCGTACTGCTGCGATGCGCGATCAAAGTCCCGCGACAACAGCGCCGGGTAGCGCGTCCACGCCACGCTGCCGTCCGCCTCCGGGCGCATGAATTGCGGTGGTGCATCGACGTCGGGGTCGCTCGCGCCTTGCGGTGCACCTTCATAGATCGTGAAATCGTAATCGTTTTTCTCGTCTGGTTCCGGCGATGCCGTGCCAACGAGCGGCAGATAGGCGAGCAGTTTGTGATTCGCTATCGCCAACGGATTCGCACCGCTGCCAGTTTGCGCGCCGCCCGAAAATGGTCCGGCAAGCGCTTCGACTTGCGCTTGCGATAACGCGATGTCTCCCCACAACGCCCAATGCGCAACCATCCCATCGATGCGCGCCGCGAGGTTGGTCGAAAACATCCCAATACATATCTGCGTCGGCTGATTCAGCGACCGCGCAGAACCACCATACGTCCCCGAGTTTGCCCAATCACCGTTAATGACCACGCGCCATGTTGTGCTGTTGGTCATGACGACCGCGACGTGCGACCACGCATTGCGCGTGAACGTGTTGCCCTGCGTAGCCGTGTACGCCCACGCGGTGTTGTTCCAGTGCGCTAGGAGAACGTGGTCCGTCGCCTGAATCTCGACGCCCCACTGGTCACCGTTGCCAATCAGCCACCCGCAGGCTGCATTCTGATCGTTCGCAGGAACGTTCATCCATAAACAGATGGATATCGGATACGCGAACGCCGGAATACCGCCGCTGTCACGCAGCAAGTATCCAGAAGCCTCGGTGAATTCGCGGCTCATCTATTGCTCTTCGCAGTTGTTCGATCCGCCCTTACACACGATCACGGTGTCAGGGTCAGTCCAGATGGTGCGGCCGGGCTGCCGGGCCTGCTGAAAGCTAAAGGGACGGCGTCAACGGACTCCAACCGCCCCCATACCGGATCGACCTTCACAGCGCGCGCGGTGACGTTGTGCGCGCCAACGGTAACGGTATCGACGCTCCACTCACAACGCTTTGGCGTACCGACCACCGGCAGGTCAGCCGTCCACGCGCCGCCGTCGAGACGAAACGTGCAGTGCGTCGTGGTCTGGTCGACGAGATCGCCGACAACTTCGACCGCATAGGCAGGCAGCGCGAACAGCGCGAGAGCAAGAGCGAGGATGCGCATGGTGGTTCCTTTCACACGGAGAAAAGAGCGGGCCGCAGATTGTCCTGATCGACGACCGTAGCCATGTCGTCGGGATCGACTTCCCATTCGTAGTCACCGGCGGCGAAACGTTGCACGGGATCAGCCGAGATAAGCGTCGTTCCTTCGTACAGCCGCGCCTCGACGCCCGCGCTACCTTCCGCGAGCTTCACGCGATAGCGCATGATGAAGCCGGTGTTCGTGCCGGGATCGGTGAACGACGGCACGTCGTAACTGTCGAGCAGGCCCGCCTCGAGCGCGTACACATAGTCGGCGTCACTCGCGACCGCTTCGTCAACGCATTCGTAGTTGGTCCCGGCGCTAGGCGTCCACTCGGCGCTCCCGTTCGCTTCGGGGCGTACGATCGTCGGGCCGACCCCAATGCCCGGCACGAGCACGTAGGGCAGGCGGATCGGTTCGAACAGTTCGCCGAACGGATCGCGACTGATCGCCATGCCTTCGGCGTCGCCCAATCGGGCGTACATCACAGCGAACAGCGCGACCTCAAAGTTGCCGCCCGCGAGATCAGTTGTACGGCGGACGCCGTTCACACACATCCACTGGAACGTAGTAGACGCAGGCGTGCCCACGCCTCCCGTCGGTGCGCCGTCTCTCACGCCATCAATGTAGAAGGTCGACGGACTCGTTCCACTTGGTTCAATCTGGCAGGTCCAGACTACCGTATGCCAGCGCCCATCGTTGACCGCAACAGCACCGCCAGACTCGACGTTATTGAAGAACGCCGCGCCGCTGCTGTCCTGCAACAGCGCGCGCGCCTTGGCCTGCGTCGTGACAGCGGTGCCGATAATGCAAAGTGTGTTGCCAGAAGCGCCGCTATTCGATCCCAAGCCCGAAGCGTTCTGCGCCGAAGCAATCGCGGTGTATTCACGGAAGACCGTGATCATGGTCAACCGGCGATTGTTCGTGTCAAACACGAACGGCGCGCGTAGCAGCGCCCGCGAAAGGTTAGTGCCCGACGCCCCGCGCCACGCAGTACCGAAACGACCGTAAGCCACGCTGGCCGTGCCCACGCGCACGACGTCGGCGCCGCCCGCAGACATGCCCTGCCCGCCGACGAGCGCCCCGGCAATCGGCTTACCGCGATAGTTCGGCTTGAGACGAAGCCCCGACCGCGCGATCGTAGGGCGCAGCGGTAGGAACAGCATGGCTTAGGTGTACTGCCCGAGGATCGGCGTGTAGTAGATCGCGCTGCCCGCAGCAGCGAGCCCCGCCGTCGTCGTCGTACCCGCGTTCTGCGCAACGTAGATCGCCCAATGCGTCGGCGGCAACCACAAACCGAATGCGCCGATGAGCGACGTCGGCGGGAAGCCGACGATGGCCGACGCAGAGTTGTCCACGATGATCGACGCAATCGGGCGCACCCAACAGTCGCGCTCCTCGAGATCGGTGAACGACAACGCGCCCTCGGTGCCCATCGTTCCCGTCGCGGTCGCAGGCCATGTCGGCGTGTCGTTCAGCGACGCAATGCCGAAGACGTTGATCGTCCCCGCCTGCCGGTTGCTCGCGTGCGTGGTGAACGTGCCCGAGATCAGGTAGTCGACATAGAGGTTCGACAGGTTCGACACTGACGCACTCGACCAACCCGCCGACCAGTCCTGCGATGACGCGAGGCTGTGCAGGTTCGTCACCGTCATGGTGACGGACGCTACATATTTGCCCTTCAGGTCACCGGCCATTATGACTCCCGCGCCTGCTGTACTTCGCCGGTCGTCAGCAGCCCTTCGAAGGTCAACGTCGCGGGCACTGCGTCACTGCCAGTGCCCGTTGAAAACAGTTTCTCCGCCCGCGTCGTCGTGCGCTTCCACAGCGCGAGCAGATTGGCGCGCGTGACCGCACCGCCCGCGCCGCTGAAGATATCGTCGAAGAATGCGCGACGATCGGGCAGCGACGGGTTGACACCGCCGGGCGAGTACAGCGCAATGACCTGCAACCGTGTCTGATTGCCGGTCGTGAGCCCGGCGAGTTCTGCGCCGTTGAACTTGTCGCCGATCTGGCTCACGCCCACATTCGTCTTCCACGCCGTGAATGCCGGGGACGCCGAGACGTTGTAGTAGTCGATGATATACAGCGCCCCCGCGCTCGTCATCGGCTGCGCCGCGAGTTCCGGGTTGGCGTTGATGTCGGCCTTCAGGGTGACCTGCTGCTCCGGCGTCAGTGCCATCAGGCCGCCCTCACGTGTCCGTTGCCTTCAAGGAAGGCATCGATCGGATTGCTGATGCCCCACGCCTGCGGGCAGCCGTGCAGACCGAAGCCCCTGTGCCCATGCGTCAACTGCAAGCCTCGGTCGTACCACTCACGCTGTCCTTGGAAGTACATGGCGCTCATGGGCGTGTCGGTCGGCAGCGCCTTGCTGATCTGGATCGCGCCCTCCTGTGCGGTGCCGTACACAAGACGCCCGAAGCCGATGCCCACCGACGCCGGATAGCCCGGCGCAGGATCGCCCGCCCCGACCCACTGCCGACCGGGACGCGCAGTACCCGCCCACAACCAGCCGTCGATCTCGGTCCCGTTCGGCCTGTAGAGCGCCGGATAGCCGTAGCGATTGTTCGACCAAGTCGCGACCGCGATCATGCCGCGCGGGCCGAACGTACCGTCGCTCACCGCAAACTTGACGAAGCGCGCGTTGTCGTCGATGGCGCGCGTCAGGTCCGCCGCGAGCAGATCCTCGCCCGTCGTCATGTGCCGCTTGCGGATCGCCTTCGTCGTGCGGCTGCCGTAGTAGAGCCAACCGTCGAACCGTGTCGTCGAAGAGGGCAGGTAGTACAGCCCCTCCGGGTTCGGTGTGTTGAACTGCGAGACGACCGCGCCGTTCATATCGACCACGACAACGCGATTCTCCTGCCGCACGGAGATCGCAAGGTGCAGCGATTCGAAGCCGAGTTCGACAACGTCCCACGTTTCTTTCCCGAGGAAGAACTCGGTCACGATCGCAGGTACAAGGTGCGAGTCCTTGTCGAACTTCAGCTTGATGATGCGGTCATTTAGCGAATCGCTGAGGAACGCTTCGACGCCGGTCAGGTGCGGCTTCAGGCCCATTTCAGCCGGATTCGGCGGCGCACTCTCGTCGGTGCGGAACGTGAACGAATTCCACGCCAGCCCCCAGAGCTTGCGGAAGTAGCGCGGACGCCCGGCGGGGATCTGTGACCAGTCGCCGATGAGATCGACGTTCTGCACCGTGTCGTCCCAGTGCGTCGTCGGCTTCTTGTGCCGATAGCCCGCGAGCGTGATGACCGTGCCGTCTTGCTTGATCTTACCGAACCGCTGCGGCTCGCAGAAGTAGACATTGCCGACGAAGCCCATGCCCGGCGGTGTTGCGGTGCCGACTTCAAAATGCGTCGGGCAGATCACCGTGCCGAGCCCTCGCGCCCCGTCGAGCATCTGGAAGCGCGGGCGGATCTCGGACATGTCCGAATAGAAGTAGTCCTGCTGATTGCAGGTGTTGAGGATGCGCCCCTGCTCAAGCACCGCGCGATACTTGTCGTCCTGCCGACAGATGGCGAGTTGAACCTGCGCCAGTTGATCGCGACGCGGATCGGTGCTGAACGATGGGCACTCACGCAGACTGATCGGCTGCGTCACCGCTTCGAACTTGGACGGCACCATCGCGCTTACGTGGATCGGCGTCGGGTTCTCGCTGCTCGATCCCTTGTACGGATGCACCAGACCGTAGGAGCCAATGACGACCGGCATCTCTGTCGGCACGGCGCCGCTGCCATCGTCGAAGAATGCCGCATAATCGTACACGGACCAGCTTGCGGGCGCCCCGGTAATCGACGTGCGATACCAGCCGCGCCTCCCCGTGACCGGCACGTCGAAGACTACCGTATTCGCCGTCGCCACCGTCGTCGTCGTGGCGACTGGTACGCCGTCGAAGGTGAGTGTGAGGGGTAAGGCGAACCCCCAAGGCGGGCGCGTCCCGCCTGCGCTGATGTTGCGCGTCGATGCGGTCATGCGGGCAAGAAGCCCCGCAGCATTGACGACAATGTACGGGATCTGGAAGCGGTCGTAACGGTCGCCCGAGTAGAAGCCCGGCGCGATGATGACCTGCGTCGTGCCAACCGGCTTGATCGTGATGACCGGCTGCGTCGGCGCAGGCGCGTCCTGTACATCAACTTCAAAGTCCACACTCGCAGTGCCGCCCGGACCTTCCGCTAGCAGCGTCCAGCGTTTGTCGAACTCGACGACCTCCTGATACGGCAACGTGACCGGAGCATTGTTGAGTTTGAGCTCAGTCGCGTTCTCGACCTGCGCGTCGATCGTTACCGTGCCGCCCCCGAACGGCAGAACGTTCGGCGTGATCGTGGCGTTGCTGATGCTGGGCGCGGGCGGCGCATCGGCCACGGTCGCCGCGAGGTCGGCACTCACCGACCCGCCCGGTCCCGAGGCGACCAGCGTCCATTGCACGTCAGTGACTATCGAACGCTGCACCGGCAACACAACAATTTCGGTTCCGGTGAAATCCGTTAGCGTGATGGTTTCGGCGTTGGTGACGTCGGCGCTAATCATCACCACACCGCCGCCGTGCGGTAGCGCGTCAGGTGTGACCTTGGCGTTATCAATGGTCGGCGCGGGCCATCCCGGTAAGCCTTGCGCCTCGCGCAGCGACGCCTCGATCGCTGCGATAACGCTCGCTTTCGTGCTCATGCGAACCTTCTCCACAATTCAACGGCGAACAGCACGAGGGTCAAACCCACGACTCCCCACACGACGATCCCACCGCAGTCGAATTGCTCGCGGTGGAAGTCGTCGTAGAAGGGGTCATCAGCCACGACCTACTCCTCGTAAATCGTGGTGCTAGTCGTGAGCTGTGGCGTGACACCGGGGGAAATCGCCAACGGCGTAACGCGGTATGCGATGCCGTCGCCCGCAGTCGTGAGGTTCACCGCGCTACCACCTTGCGTTGTCGAAATCGTGATGTCATCCGTCGAAACTGTGAGAACCCAATAGACCGTGCCCTCGGTCATGCCGGTCGGCAGAGACGAGCCCGACGTGGTGAAGAAGGTGATGCGGTCGTCGACCGCGACTCCGGTCAGGCCGGGGATCGTGATGTTGTCGTCGGCCTTCGCCGTGAACGGACCGAGACGCGAACCGAGGACGCCCTTGTGGAACAGCTTGGTCGCGCCACTGATCACCTGCCCGGTCGAGAAGAAATACGCCGTCGTGCTGCCGACCGTGCACTGCCCGAACGTGACCGTTGCTGCGGGAGAGACTTGATCGTTAGTGACCGTGTGCCCAGCCCCCGAGCGCGCAACCGCGACGCGCCCGTATCCCGTATAGGTAATCTCGTTCGCGTCCTGCGTATCCGTCTCGCCGGGGATCGCAGAGTGAAGCGCCCAATGGACACTTGTGAAGGGCGACGCGGCAGCGTTGTCCGCGATGTTCGCGATGGCTGTGGCGTTGTAGATGAGCTTCAGAAAATCATTGGCGAACGTACGGCCCTTGGACATGGTCTTCCTTCGGAGTGGTTACAGATCGATCGGAGTGGCAATGACGCTCGCCATAAAGCCATCAACGTTACGCTGAATATCAAACTTCCATCCCACCGGAACTACGCTGCCGCCGCCAGTAGCGTCGCGACCGTCGCGTCCGGATGGGCCAACGGGACCACGCGGTCCGGGCGGCCCCGTATCGCCTTGAGGACCCTGTGGTCCTTGCGGTCCGGGCGGCCCAGGAACGAGAAGGAGGTCCGGTCCTTTAGAGATAGCGAACCCTTCACGGAGCAGAGCGGCAACTCGCGTCTCAGCTACAGATACCTCACGGCCATCCAAGGGATACGTATCGCCAGTCTCCGGATCACGAAGTACGCCGCCGTCGCGCGGCGTTATGAGCTTGACGAAGTTCATCCGTCTTTCCCGTCCTTCCCGGCTTTCACGGCGAGCCGCCAATCATCAGACGCCCCCGGCAAACCCTTCGGGCTATCGACGCGGGCAATGAAGAATGATCCGCTGCGCGTGACACCGTCGCCACGCGCATAAGTCTTCGACGCGACAAAGACCCCGCGATCAAGGACAACGGGGGACGTATACCGCTTCGTCACTGTCAATCCCGTTGATGTCGTACGAGTTACGACAATCACTCGACCATCATCCTCGAATGATATATCGAACTTCTGCTCGCCGACCGCAATGGGTGTCCAGCCAGCGTCGACAGGATTGCGGCCCTTCAATGGTTCGGTGTTTTTCTCGGAGTACCACGAACCCCCCGCATGCACCGCCCAGACTCCAGCCGAATAAGCCTTGCTGTCCTCTATCAACAGCAATGGACGAATTGCGACAGCATCACGCCCCGACGCACCCTGCTCACCCGCTCGACCGTCAACGCCATTGCGCCCATCCTTGCCCCGCACGACGCCCGCCTTGCGCGTAGCGCCGTCGCTCATGGTTAGTATGAGTTCACCATCACCATCTACGACAGCAGAAAGAATCGATACCCCATCAGAACCATCACCGCCGTCGATACCTTTCTCTCCGCGCTCGCCCTGTAACCCTTTTTCTCCGCGCTCGCCCTGCAAACCAGACTCACCCTTTTCTCCGCGCACACCCTGCAAGCCAGACTCACCCTTTTCACCACGCTCGCCCTGCAAACCGAGTTCACCTTTCTCTCCGCGCGCACCTTGCAAACCGGGCTCTCCCTTTTCACCGCGCGCACCTTGCAAACCCGACTCGCCCTTTTCCCCACGCTCGCCCTGCAAACCCGACTCGCCCTTTTCCCCGCGCTCGCCCTCTTCACCGCGCGGTCCGAGCAACCCCATCTCGCCCTGCGCGCCGACGTCTCCCTTCTCGCCCCGCTCTCCGCGTTCACCGGAAACCCCCTGTGGACCAGGATCTCCTTTTTCACCGCGCGCACCTAGCAACCCCTGCTCGCCCTGCGGACCCTGCTCGCCCTGCGGACCAGCATCCCCCTTCTCGCCTCGCAAGCCGATCGGCCCCAGCTCGCCCTGTTGACCGACATCACCTTTCTCGCCACGCAAGCCGATAGGTCCCAACTCACCCTGCTGACCGACATCACCTTTCTCGCCGCGCAATCCTATCAGTCCCTGCTCGCCCTGCGGACCAACATCGCCCTTCTCGCCGCGCTCTCCTCGTTCGCCGGGCAATCCCGCGTCTCCCTTTTCACCGCGCTCTCCGCGTTCGCCCTTTTCACCACGTTCCCCCGTGATACCATCTTTTCCTTGAGGTCCAGTGGGACCGGTGAGCCCGGCGGATCCACGCTCGCCGTCCTTACCGTCCTTACCGTCCTTGCCATCAATCCCGCGAACGATAACCGGCGCACGAGCTTCAAGGTTGGCGATGCGCGTTGCCTGCGCTTCGATGATCTTCTCTAGTGGCGCGACCGAACGCAGAACATACCCTTCAATCGCCGCGTAGATGTTTTCGCTATTATCAGGCACCGGCGGCGCTCCTATTCAAGCGATCAATCAGGGCACGCGATTCGTCTTCAGCAAGCTGTTGATTCGCGAGCTGCTTCAACGCCTGCTTCGCTTCCTCGCGTTCCGCCTCGTCCACATCTTCTGCCGGGGGCGGCGCAGGGGTCGGTTCTGTTGGAGCGGGGGCTGGAGCGTCGGTTGGCGGTGTACGCTCCGCGAGTTGCCCGATCTGCCACATCTGCTGCTGCATGAACGGCGCTTCGCCACCCTTGACCGGTGCCAAATTGCGTCGCACTCGCGCCTCGTTCGGCGCCAGCACGCCGGACCCAAGATCCTTCTGGTCGATATCGGCTTGCGTTCCAGGGTCCATTCGCAATAGTCCGTCGAGGTCGAACTCTGTGCGCAAATCCGTACCCAATTCAAGCCCCTCGTCGAGGAGCGATTCAAAGTCCTCGATCAGTGTTTGCAAACACTGCGAGTAGTAGTCTTGGTTGAGCTGGCTCGCGTTAGAGAACGTCACGTTAGCCTGAAGACCCAGCTTGTACGGCGGAACGTGGAAGCACCGCGCAACGTCACTCACCGTCCAACTTAGTTGTTCAATCAACTGCGCATCGGAAGCAGTAACAGTCATCGGCTGCCACTTCACGTCGCCAGAAACGACAGCGAACTTACCCATGTTCGATCCGCTGTAGCCGGTATCGAACTTCGCCTTGATAGCCGCTGCCTGTTCCTGACTAATCGCCTGCGGGAAAATCAACAGCCCAGACGGCATCGAACGATTCTCGAAAAAGGATTCTGCGTTCGATTGAATTGCCGAGCCTTGCGCTGCCGATGAACCACAAGCAAAGATGGGGGACACGCCAATCAACGGATGCCAGAACGCAAGCATACGGTCATGAATTATTTCAGACGCCGGAACGATTCGGTCATCCTCGCGCACCGCAGCCAGCCTGTCCCGGCCGATGCGGTAAAACACATCTCCATTATCGGCGACGAGCGGCGTTGTCGTCGTCGAGTCCAGCATGTATAGGCTTGTCACCATGCCGCGCAAATCCTGCCTGCGCTTCAACGCGTACGAATTACCGTGTATCAACTTCTGAACAATCCAACTGCGCACAAACTGCGATCGCGTTTCGAAGTGGTTCGGCTTGCGCAGTACCGAAAGATACGGAGATGAACTCTCAACCTCTTCCCACGCACCACTACTCTGTCGGCGCGAAAGCTTCAGCCGCAACTTAGCGATGTCACTGCTGATCAAGGAAATGCACGCGTAGACGGCGGAGAACGCGAGCACCGAGTCCGTCATCGGCGGCACGAGGTTGTGCTGCCAGCCGCCCGTTATGAACTCCGCATTCACGCCGTAGTTCGGCGGACGCGGTCCTACCGGACGCAGCTCCTTGGCGCGCTCAATACTGAAGCCGAGCAGCTTCATTCTACTTCCAGGTCGCGCCGTTTGTAGAAGCGCGACGTCAGTTCATCGTCCGTAGTGGTCGATGCCAACACCGGCGATGGCGGTGTCGTATCGCCAAAAACGGTAGCGACGGTCGCAGACAACGGCTCGACAACTTTCTCAACCTTCGGCGGACGGCCCCGTGACTTCACTTCCTTCGCGGGCTGTACCTTCGCGAACTCGGCAAGACGTGCCGCTATCAGCAGCCGCGCGTCGCGGTCCTTTGCTTCGAACGTCTCGCCTTGCGCCATGCGGCGCTTCAACGGACGAAAGCGAAACGCCTGCTTCGCTACCATGGTCGGCATGTATTGTCCCTTCAGAAAAAACGCCGGAGCAGCTTTGGACCGCCCCGGCGAACAGCACACTCCACCCTGGACAGGAGGGAGAGGGTTACGCTTCGCCCCAGTTCGCGCCGCTGATGACCTGCACAGCAGTCGCACGCCGCAGCGCCCAATCGAGACGCTGCTCAGCACGGAACGCGACGCGGTTCGTCTGGAACATGCCCACGTTGGTTCCGACTTCGCCGTCGGGATTGTCCGACATCTCGATCGTTGCGTGCTCCGAAGTGTCGACCGTGATGTCGCCGGTGTCTCCGTAGTAGATGTCCGCGGCATTCGCCAGTACGACGTAGTAACCGGCAGTGCCGCCCGGCACGTACTGCGACGTGATCACCGGCAGACCGGCGAACATGCCGCCGTTCATCGACACCCCAGCGAACTCCGACTGACCGAGTGCGTTCTGCATCAGCGACAGCGCCAACGCCGTCGATGCAGACATGATCCACACGCCCGTCGTCGGCGGGTTGTTCGCGTCGATGAACCCCTGCATGGCCGCGCGTACATCGGTCCGCACGTCGTCTGCATCGCCCGTGCCGCTTGCGGCAATCGGCGTTGCAGCATTCGTGATCGACGCAGGCTTGATGCTCGCCGTGCCCGCGTTTGTCGGATCGATGAAGTCGCGATCCTTACGCTCGCGCAGGGCGCCCGCCAGCAAGTCACGCAACAGCGCGTCGGCAGCCGGCGAGGAGTCTTCGAGCAACTCCTTCGTGACCACGCACAGCGAAGCGACCTTCAGCGGTTCGAGCGTCGTGCGCGCGAACGCGAACGCCGTCAGCGGCTTGGCCGCACCCTCACCGACCCAGTAACCGTCGCCGCCATCCGTCACACCTGCCAACGGAACGCGGAACGGCACGCGAGTCATGTTCGGGATACCGCCCGTGCCGAACTTGCCGAGGATCGTCTGCGGACGCAAGAACTCGTAGAAGTCCGCCACGACCCCCGTCTCGTCACCGACGAGCTGCGAGCCCCACGTCGAGCCAGTCACCGAACCACCGGCGACCGCCGCCTTCAGGAAGGGCGCAACTCGCGGATCGATCCGCGATCCCATCTGATCTGCGATGTTTCGAGGATCGACGTTGTGCTTCTTCGCCAGCCACTTCACCTTCGCGACCTGCGCAAAAGCAACACCCTTCTGTGCCGGGTCCAGCTTCGGCCGATCTTCTTGCCGACCCTGCCGTGCACTCGAACCAGACCGCTGGCTCGTGATGGCGCTCGGTACGACGGGGACCGCACCCTTGACAGCGCGCTCGACTGCGGCTTCGTCCTCGATTGAACCATCGAGCTCGCCGAGTTCCTTTTTCAGCGAGTCGAACTCCTTGGCTTCCTCAGCTTCGAGCTTCGAACGGTCACGCTCACAGGCTTCCCACAGTTCCTTCATGCGGCCGGCGACTTCGTCGCGACGGGTCCGCAGTTCGTTGAGGCTTTTCATGGTACTCGTCCCTTCCGGACGTTGCTCCCGAGCGCGGGAAGGGGTGGAGTCATCGCGCGAAGTTCCAGCGTCGTGGCCTAGCGCGGCCCGCCTTTGCCTTGCGTCGATCGACTTGATCGTTTGAATCGATGCGTCTTGGTTCGCCGCAACCGTCACGGCGCTGAGTTCCAGCCACTCCCACTTGAGGAAGCGCTTGCCCCACGTACCGTCGATGTCAGCCGTCTCCAGCGGATTGAACCCGATGGATAGTCCGCGCACAAGCCCCGACTTTATCAACGCCCACGCCTCGTCGATGCGCGGCAGAAGATCTTTCGCGATCCGAGCGCGGATCTCGATCCCCTTGTCCGTCACCTTCGCGGCGACAACCTGCCCGATCGGCTCTACCGACCTGTGCTGCCACAGCAGCGGCAGCGGAACCTTGAACACCGCACCCTTCGGCTCGACGATGTCGCCCATGCGATCCGTCGTCGGCGTCGATGCGATGCCTTCGATGATTCGATGCTCTTCGTCGACCGACTTGATTGTTATCAGCGAATAGGCACGGTTCATTGGCAGCCCCGAACGTTAGAAAAATACGTCAACAGTCACCGGCGCTGGAGCGCCCACGCAAAGACCCATCGCCATCAGCAGTGCGCTCATGTCGTCTATCTTGTCCGGCGACCGTTTCTTGTCAGGCGCCATGTTCATATTCGCATCAGTCCGAGCAATGATGTTTGACGCGCACCACGCGAGCACCGGATCAGCCCCATGTTGCAACTTCCCGCTGGTGTACGATCGTTCCAATTCCTTCATTGCAGGATGGTAGCTCTTCGGACCCTGGATGAATTGCTGCATCGGGACTTCTGCCCGCGTGAGTTTTGATACAAGCTGCGTAGCGTTCCACTGATCGTACCCGACCATCTTTAGGGCAAACGTACGCTTCGCCTGCATGATGTATTCTTCAACCACGTCGTAGTCGGTAACCTCGTCCCCGGCCTCGATCAACTTTCCCGAGTCTATCCAGTTCTTATACGGCACCAGCCCTCGCTCGGTGCGCATCCTTATCGCTGCTCGCGGGACGAACCTCCAACCGTGCGTGTAGTAGGTGCCATCAACTTTCCACAGCAGACGAAACACTGTCAAGTCACTGGTGCTAGCGAGGTCAAGCCCCCCATAGCACCAGTGGGGGCGCAGCCACTCTAGATCAACAGGACCACCGCACGCCTTCCACTTGACCAAGTTGATCCACGCACCCGCCGCCGACGCCGGACGATTCAGCCGCTTGATCTTAAACTCGGCGAGGCGACCGGGCATCTGCTTTGCCTCGATCGCCTCTTTGCGAATCTCCCGCAGCAAGTGCGGGTTCACGTCCATCAACGGGTTCGCCTTGATCCACGCCGATTCGTCGAAGTCATCGTCGGCGGGTATACCAGCTTCCTTGTCTTCCTCGTCTACCGCATAGTACACGACCAGAAAGTGGTCTGCCTCAATTACACCTTCAAGCACCTGCCTCGCGAAGTGACGCAGCTCACCCCACGGACCGGGGCTCTCGTATCCCTCCGTCGTGCAGAACAGGAATAGCGGATTCGCCCTTGCACCAGCAGCAGAACGGATTACGTTCAGGAAGCCGTGGTCTTTGTGGGCGTGAATTTCATCGAGGATGGCCGTAGAGGGATTTAGCCCATCCTGTGTACTGGCTTTCGCGTTGATCGGCTTGAACGTTCCGCCATTCGACGAACTGACAATCGAGTTGGCAAAAGCCTCGAGCATGAAGTGCTCGCGCAAGGCGGAGGTTTTTTCCACCATCCGCTTGGCAATGTTGAAAACGATGCGCGCCTGATCCCCGGTAGTCGCTCCGGTTATGACCTGCGGCCCCTCCTCCCCCTCGCACGTTTCGCAGTACAGGCCGATGGCGGCTGCAATGGTGCTCTTGGCGTTCTTGCGAGCGATGGCTTTCAGCGCAGTACTGAACCGACGCGCGCCGTTCACCTGCCGAAACCCGAACAAGTTGCAGACGAAGAAAACGTCCGACTCGTGCAGAACTATCTGAGGCGTTTCCCACTTACCTTCTACGTGCGGCAACTTTTCGATGAAGTCGCAGGGGTCCGAGGCGTGCCACTCAGACCACAGAAACGGACCCTTTGGTCCGGCCCGCTCACGATCAGAAAGATAGCGACGCGCTGCTAGGCGCGTCCACTTTCCAAACCTCGCACGGTTTTCCTCGTCCGCTGCGCACCGAGCAAACTCGTCGGCGATAGCGACGTAGTCACGCGACCATTTGAGGCTTGCCGTTTTTCGCGAACGGGTTGCTGTCTTCGGATTCTTTACCAAAAGGTCCCACCTTACTCTGCGCACCCGGTGTTATACCGAAATCGTTCACCATCGAACGATACTGCGCCAGCGTGTGACCACTCGGTAGTACGTCTGCGATCCACGCTTCAACCAGCTTCCCATGTAGGGCGCACAGCATACCGAACGTTGATAGACTGGCTCTAGTCAGTAGTCTGTTTGCCACCAGAACCGGCCCCAACCTATGCCACTCCTCGATAGCGTGCTCATTACGAAGCCAGCCGGGTGGAGGAGGCAGTTCCGACAAAACAGGTAGCTCCACCCTCGGCGCCGGCGGTCGATCAGGGCGAGCCGTGCCTGCGGCAATCTTCAGCCGCTCCGGCTTATTGTTGGGTCCTCGGCGCATCAGGTAAGCGGGTGTTCACCCTAAGTTTTTATAACTCGGCGTCGCGATAGTTTGG